TTTCCCAATTCGTCTTCCAGATCAACACCGTAAAATGCGCGAACACTTGACCATATCGCTGGAGCGTCCTGAGTATATGAGAAATACTCTTCAGGCGCGCCGCTATTGACGGCTGCTTTTGATTCTTGGCCATTTTCTGAAGTCGTTTCGTCATCTGATGAATCATGATATGGTTGCTGGCCGATGTACTGATTAATCCATTCAATCGCTCGCAACCGATCGGCTGGGCCAACTTCTTCAGCATTTACAAACATATGCCAACCAATGACGACCTTTTGAGCATCGGTCTTGTCCTCACGATCAAGCAGTTCAAACCACCGCAATACGTTATCAAACGCTAAATTAACACGATATTTCTTACCTCTACACTGCCAGTACCATGCTAGCGGCTTAGTTAAGCTAATCATTGTCCTTGTTGCCATCGAATGCTGGATACTCTTTGTTTTCAGCATCCTTCAGCGCTTTTTCAGAGGCCCGCTTGACAAGTCCAAGCACAAACAGTAGTCCATCGGTGCTTTCGTTGAGATCGTGATACAGTCGTTCAGATTTATCTTTGCCGATTGTGTCTTCAAAGAAGGCCATGATGATGTCACGTTCTTGGCGGATAGTGTTTCTAACAAATTCCAACTGCTCATCAACCGGCTTCTTGTCGATGCTGTTGTCCTTTTTCTTGTCGTCATCAGTTAATTGTTTTACGAGCGCGTTTGCTTTGACCCACGCTTCGCGCATTGCTTGCTGTGTTTTGTCTGAAAACCGGAATGTATAAGTCTCACCCTTATAACTCAGATCCTGCTTAGTGGTCAGAACTTCGTCCAAATTGATTACGTTGCTCATGATTTCCTCCTAATGGCCGCCTGGGCTTTACCCATACTGTTGATTTCTTTGGCGACCATGTATTTTTAAAGAGAAGTTACTGTTACTGCCGTGCTTGCGGTTTTACTGCCATCGTGTGTTGTTGCGGTAATGGTAGCAGATCCTTCAGAAACGCCGGTTACTACGCCACTACCGTCGACAGTAGCGACCGATGGTTTACTGGATTCATAGCTAACAGCCTTGTCAGTCGCATCTTCCGGGCTAACTTTAGCCGTTAATGCCGTGGTTGCTCTCACTTTTACGCTCACTGTTGGCGGTGTCAGAGATACCCCGGATACCGTTACGGTTTTGGGACCGCGAGTATAAACGGGCTTGCCGTTGAATGCCAAAGTGAAGGACATCGTCTGCTTCGCGCCAGGAGCGCCGCCGGAAGTAACAATGTTGCTAATAGTAACTAGCCCAACAACAGTAGACCCATCAGCTTGTGTCCAGCGTGCTAAAGTCTTGAGATCGTCGCCAAGGTCAAGCAAGTGGCTTGCGATATAGTCCTGAGCCGGGTCGCCTTCCAAGCGGTGGCCCGTATATGCCAACTGGAGACGCTTGCCAGTGACTTCAGTTGATCCATAACCTTCGCCATCGTAATAGACGTCATTAGCCGTTGTTTCATTAAGTGTTGGCGTAAAGTTATTGATGCCCGCTGCCAATGGTACAAAGGTTGCACCAGCGATATCTGACGGGTCTTTACCACCCTTAGTATCGATCTCAAACTTGTTCTTAAAGTTCAAGTTAAATTCTTTTTCTGCCATGAAAAATCACTCCTTATATTTGTTTGATGTAACGTTCAGCGCAACATCTAGGGTGTATACAAAAAAACCACGGGAATCGGCTTGAGTGATGCTTGGTTCAGACGTGGTTTCAATTTTTTCAAAGTGGAAATCATCAGACGGAAGTTCTTTCAACTGCTTAACAAAATCGGAGACTAGCCACATGATTGTGTTGCCCAATTGCTGGTCCTTGGTACGGATAGCAATTTCATAGTAAAGCCTAGTTTCTTGATTACCGGCGAAATCTTCATCAATTACCGACCCGTTTTTGGTCGGATATATCGAAAGCGATTCATCAGCAGAAAGGAATCCCATGCTAACTTTTTGGGGCATATCGGGAATCGTGTTAATTGCATCCGTCAACGTTTTTAAGGCATTCATAAATCAAGCCCCCTCAGATAAGCGTCACGGATCCGCTTCATCTTCTGATCGTTTGCCTGAATCATTTTGTCCCAGTGCGGGCCTGTTCCCTCAGTCGTGTAGTGATGAAAAGTTACTTTGGTGCCGTCTTTTTTTGTATAGCCGCCGTTAAATTGAGCTGCCGCATAAACACTGCTGAACTCTACGGATGATCCGTCAGGGGTAGCAGTACCTCGGAGATCGCCATGCAGCCTGGGGACAACGCCAGTGCTGTAGTCAGTCAATTCCGTGCCAAGCTGAGTAGCAGCGGCTGTGAGTGCTTTGCCTTGGGCTTTTGGCCCCAGCTTGCTCATCAAATCAACGTCAACTGTTACTTTCACGCCCATCACAGCACCTCCAATTCGTAGCCCCAGACGTCTGGCTTGTCTGAATCCTTCAAGACGTTGACCGAAGTAATGGTGTACTTGCGACTGTCGAATTCGGCAATACCCTCTAGCCACGTCTCATCCAATACAGGCATACCAGGGTTGGCGGCAGTCCGAATATAGATGACCGCGCTGGCGACCACTTGGCGATTGTTGTTCGTTCCAGAATAAACGGTTCCTCGGTCAATACGAACACGCCCCAGGCTCACTGGTGGACCATAAATGGGCTTTTGCCAATCATCATGGTCCACCACCTTGATAAGCACAATAGCGTCATTGTACGCCACCAGAAAGTCCATGTCATCGGACATATGCGACACCCCTATACAAGAGCCCGGTACCGCTCAATGCGGCGAGAGCGTCCACGCTGATTGCCGAGTTGGCCAGATCGCCCACGCCATTTTGATTATTCGCCCATGACTTGGCGACTGTGGTCTTGCCGATCGTCTTGGTCTCACTAATAGGCTTATTGAGAGCCTGCTCGGTGGTCGTGATTCCGGAATCAATCATGTAAGCAATTTGACGGATAACTGCCCGCTTAAACTTACTTGCACGAAGTGGCCACGGGTCATCATTGATATCGTTGATTTGATAGAAACCACGTGTCTGGTCATCCAAGTACTGACTTGCCAACTCGGTGATCTGTTCAAAGTTGGCAGGCAGACTAGTCTCTGCCACGTGCATAGCATCCATGAATTCCTGCTTAGTAACGTACTGAGTCATATCATCACCTCACAAAGCCGCCGGGATTTCCCTATTGTGCATTTCAATGGCGACTAATGTTGACTATTTAGCTGGAACTAACTTTAAAAGATCAGACTTTTCTGTCTTTCCACTTAAATCGATTTTGTGGGCAGTTAACCAAGCCTTGATTTCATCAACGGTCTGAGCGTCGGTTGGCTTAACGCTACCGTTTGGATCAAATTTGCCTGGTGCTGCTGGAGCATTAACGACAAGCGCCTTGGTGTCGTCTTTAAGCCAAACGCCGTAGTATTCATCAACGTTGATCTTGGTTGTCTTGTGGTCAATATCACGCGCGGTCTCAACTTCTACACCACGTTTCATGTTGATGCCAAGAGCACCAGCCTTAACAGCCAAGTAAGTACCAACAGGAATCTTGCGGGAGGTAGCAAGCTGCCAACCAAAGATTTCACCGAGTACACCGCTTGTCAGAACTTGATCGCCGAGTTCGGTAGCCCGAGTGTAGTCAGATGCTGCAGCCTTACGGAGCTTGTTGTAGTCCTTCAAGTTCATGTAAAGCACACCACGTACCGGCGAAGAACCTTCGGTGTTGAACTCGCTAGTGTCATCTTCAAATGCGGCTTCGATCGCGTCGATCAAGTCAAGATCAGGGGCCGCATGAGTCAGTGTCAGACGAGCATTCAGCAATGCTGTGACGCAATCATTATCGACCTTAGAGCCAATGGCCATGGACAGCTGGTTAGCAGCTTCCGTTTTTGGATCACCAAGGCCAACCTCAACAGCGAAGTCAGAGATTTCTACCCCTTTACCGGCTCGCTTGATCGTCGAAGTGGTTTTGCCGTTCTGCATTTTTGAATAGTCAATACTATCGCCTTCAGCAAAATCAACAGCATCACCGATATACTTCCAGTGCGGGACCGTGATGGTATCGCCCGGTACACC